ACGCAACACCTCGGCGTCTATTTCGTCTTGCATCTTGGCGCTCATGATGACCACCATGCGGCGAGTAGAACAGCAAAGCCAACGCCAATAGCGATGGCGGTGAGGAAGTCAAGGGCAGAGTCAGCGCGGCGCTCTAAGCGCCTTGCTTGCTCTTCCATGTAAGGGTGTTGGGTGTGTTTCATTTAAATGTCTCCTTAAAGGTGGAGGCCAAAGCCTCCTGGTTATTTACTTGCGCTCTACTGTTCCAACCAATTCTCCATCCATGATCAAAAACAAAATGTGTTTGGCAATGTTGATTGTTTGGCGGCTGCGGTTTTGTGCGCCACCAGCAATCAATTCTTGAGCATCAGACATCAGGCCAGCTACCACCATGTTTGCGCCTGTGAATTGATAGGTGATGGATTTTTTGACCGATTCCACATAAGCATCAATATCAGCGACTCCATACATATTGATGTTGCGTTCTTCTTGGGCGGTTGTTTGTGTTGCGTTTGTCATTTAAAAATCTCCTTGAGGTTGCGTTGTTGACAGAAGAATCATAACAAAATTGACGAACTCATCAACAACTATTTATTAGACCTTATAAACTAGTCAACTATTACTGTTGTAAACTCAGCATCGGCGGTGTTTTCAAGTTCACCGCTAGTTGCCTTTTGGGGGTTGGCTTGTGCTGACCCCCTTTTTTTTGCTTTAAACTTGACTCTTTTAACAAAACATGGTTAACATACTTTACATGAAAACGATATCTCAAGAAGCACTATTTGCAATTCGCCACAAGGTTGAGGCCGCTGGCTACAGGATGAGCGATGTCTGCCGCGTTGCCGAGATCGACCAGGCGCAAGTATCCCGCTGGATGTCGGGAACGACAGAACCCCTGTATGGAAGTGTAATGCGTTTAGACCAAGCTGCTGACGCATTGGTGTCAGCTCGCCTCACAGTGCTTAACAAGGCCATGGAGGATGCTGTCAAATGATGACCACCAACTTCAAACCGCGCCGAATAATTGGCATTGACGTAGGGCTGAACGGTGCCATTGCCATGATGCAGGGCGAGACTCTTACTGGCATTTTTGATATGCCCACAGTCACTTTGGATCGCAATGGCAAAGCCAAGCGGCAGATCAGCATCCCCGAGTTAATTGAGATCCTTGACAACTTTAAGCCCGATGAGGCGTACATCGAAAAGGTCTTTGCAATGAGTGGCCAGGGCGTCACCAGCGTCTTCAGCTTTGGGCGCAGCCTTGGTGCGATTGAGGGCGTAATTGCCGCAAGGTCCATAAAGTCCACTCTGATCACGCCACAGACATGGCAAAAGGCGATGGGCGTGACTGGTGGCAAGGACGGCGCAAGGGCGCGTGCCATGGAGCTGTTTCCTTGGAACGTGGATTACTTCAAACGTAAGAAAGATGATGGCCGAGCAGATGCGGCTCTCATTGCTTGTTGGGGGTTAAGGCATGGATGACAAAGAACGAAACACATTTAGAGAACACATTGTTTGGCTTGGCTCGCAGCTTGAGTATCAGCGCCAAATTAACAAAGCAAACACCGAATTCCTTAAACGCTTGGTGCATCCCGAGGACTTGGGATTCTCAGTAAGCAATGAGGTGCGCCAAATTGCTTACTCACTACTTATCAACAACCAAATAGAAAAATGAAAAACCAACCTTTGAAACTCAGGCCATCATCAGCATCACGCTGGATCGCCTGCCCTGCCAGCGCAAGACTGTCAACGCTTGTCCCATATCAGGAAAGTGGCGAAGCGGCAAAGATCGGCACAGCCATCCACGCGCTGGCCGAGACTTGCTTTCAGCTTGGTACCGACCCCATGAAGTTTGTTGGTCAAGTGGTGGAGGGCATCACCATGACTGAAGAGAATTGCGCCTTTGCCTTGGAACATTTGCAGGCGATATGGGCGATTCAAGATGAGCTTGGCCACGTTAAGGTGGAGCAGCTCTTCAAGCTCTACCAAACGCCACAGTTCTCGCTACAAGGCACTGCCGATGTGGTGGGCATATCTAAGGACAAACTTATCATTGCCGACCTTAAAACAGGCCGCGGCTACGTTGACGCTGACAGCGAGCAGATGAAGATTTACGCGCTTGGTGCGTTGATGCACCATAGCCAAAAGCCCAAAGAAGTCGAGTTCCAAATCATTCAGCCCCGTCATGGCGAGAAGCGCATACACCGCATGAGTGCTGATGAGCTTGGTGTGTGGGAGACACAAGTGCTATTGCCCGCCATAGATGACGCCATTAGCGACAACCCCACATACAGGCCATCAGAGTCAGCTTGCCAGTGGTGTCCAGCAAAGCACATTTGCTCGGCACAAAAGGAACAATTTGACATTGTGGCGGCGCAACCTGACATCACTATCATGTCAAAAAGTGATATCAATGCAATCATGTTGGCCTTAACGCCTGCACAGATCAGCGCCATATTGGATCGCGCACCGATGGTGGAGAAGTTCATAGAGGCGGTAAAAGATCACGCCACAAAGCAGATGGAGGGTGGCGCGGTGCTACCAGGATGGCAGCTCCAACCTAAACGCGCATTCCGCAAATGGATTGACTCAACAACAGCGCGTCAGGCATTAACTGACGCAGGACTTACAGATTCTCAGATTTTTGAGACTGAACTAATTTCTCCTACGACGGCAGAGAAACTGCTGCCAAAGGAACAAAGAGTTATCTTGGACGAATTAACGGTCAAGGTATCTAGTGGACTCACCCTTGCGAGAGATCGCAGTCTGAGTCAATAATTCAAACCCTGTAACTTTGAAAGCGAAAACGCAAATGCTAAATCTCTCATCTGGCGGCGGCAATGGTAACTACATCCGCTTTTCACCACAAGCAAATGCTTGGACTAATAGTCTCGGCGCTGAAATTCAACTGAAGAAAATCGTGTTTGACATCGATGCGGTGCAAACAGGATGGCTACAACTTGGTGTCGGCATCCGCGACTGGCAACCCGACTCAGAGTTGGGACGCAAGGGCGCACAGCCTACACCTGACCACAAGCGAGGCTTTATCGTGACCTTTTACAATAAAGAGATCGGTACTTGTGAGTGGTCATCTAGTGGTGTAGGTCCCAATATGGGATTGGAAAAGATGTACACCGAGTGCGCCGCACAACGCGCGGCGAATGCAGGCAAATTGCCTGTGCTGGAGTACACCGGCAGCAAGCTAGAGAAGATCGGCAAAGGCACAACGCGCATTCCCAACTTCACCATTGTTTCGTGGATTGATAAGCCTCCTGGTATGGGGCAAAGCGATGAGGACTATGTCGCACAAGCTGTGGCGCCAATGCCTGCACCAGCTCCTGTGCCGATGCCTGCACCAAAGCCAACGCCTGCTACTGCACCTATAAAGACAGCGATGGCTGCCGCCATTGAAGATGACGAAATGTTTTAACTGTCATTAGTCAAGTGCCGCTGGTTAACCCCAGCGGTTTTTTTTCCTCTAAAAAAATGGCAGCATATAAATGCAAGCAGAACAGATAGCCAAGAGCTTGGGTAATGCAAAGAGAGCAAATGGGCAGTGGGTGGCGTCATGCCCAGTGCCATCACACGGCAAAGGCAACGGAGACAAGAATCCATCACTCTCAGTACACATTGATGATGAGGGAAAACCCTTATTCCATTGTCATGGTGGCTGCACTCAGGAATCGGTATTCCAAACGATCAGGGATATGCAGCTACTTCCAGAGCTAGAAGAACGGCCAGATCCACTCGCCAACATCAAGCCATTACCCAAAGTTGAATTCCAACAGGAGTGGCAGTACCAGGACGAGGACCGCGTCACAGTCTTTGTTAAGCATAGGCTTCGCATAGGCGAGATTGGAAAAACCTATCGTTTATACAAAGTTGATAGTGACGGTAAACGATACCCTACGCTGGGAGATGCAAGGATTGTCCCATACAAGCTCCCCGAGCTGCTGGACGCGAAGACCGCGGGGCGCATCATCTATTTGGGGGAGGGCGAGAAAGCAGTAGACGCGCTGATGTCACTCGGCGTGGTGGCCACAACAGCGCACAGCGGTGCAGGACATTGGCCGGAAGCGATTACCAAATACTTTGCTGGCGCTAATGTGGTGATACTGCCGGACAACGATCTGAGTGGTTGGTCATATGCACGCAAGGCAGCAGAGGCCATCCTGCCAATTGCCAAGGCACTCAAGGTGGTTGACCTCGGACTGCAAGAGCAGGGCGATGACGCATTTGAGTTCATTGAGGCAGGCGGCGGGCGGGCAGAACTGGCGGCTTTGGTTAAGGCGGCGCCAAAGATCACTAGCGTAGATGATGTAAAGATACCCGAAAGATTGCAGGCGATTCAACCTAATGCGCCAATTGATGTGTCGACACCACAAGTAGAGGACATCGCCAAAGAGTTTGCGCCTGACCCGCCAAAGCAGGCAGACAAACCCAAGCCCGCTAAGACGATCAAAATTGAATCTTGGGATGAGATACAGGATGAGCCAGTTGAGTGGCTGATTGAGGGTGTCATACCGCAAGGCAGTTTCACAGCTTTATATGGACCGCCAGGATCATTTAAGTCATTTATCGCGCTAGATATCGCTGAAGCGATTGCTACAGGCAGAACGTGGATGGGGAAAGAAGTAAAGCAGACTGGAGCCGTTTTATACCTCGCCGGTGAGGGCTTTGGCGGTATCGGGGCAAGGATTAAAGCCTGCAAGATCCACCACCAGACTGAGGACGGCGCACCAATTTACATAGTTAGGCACCAGCTTAACCTTAGATCCAGCGCCGAGGACTTTAACGCGCTCATGATGGCGGTGGTCACGCTGGTGGAGCAGACAGGCATGGAATTTAGCCTCGCCATAGTGGATACCCTTGCTAGAGCCTTTGGCGGCGGTAATGAGAACAGTTCCGAAGATATGGGCGCATTCATCACGGCAATGGGTAAGGTGCAGGAATTCCTCAACTGCGCGTTGATGGTGCTGCACCATAGCGGTAAGGATGCCGCCAAAGGACTGCGCGGGCATAGCAGCTTACTTGGCGCCGTAGATACAGAGCTGGAGCTGCTCAGGTTTGACGAGCAAATGAAAGGCGTGCTAACCACTACAAAACAAAAAGATGGCGAGCAGGGGATTAGATTTGGCTTTGAGATGGTGGAGGTAGAGATCAGGCCAGCAGGGCTGGGATTGAGTGATCCAATCGTTAGCTTGGCGGTGCAAGCCAGCGACTCAGCCGTCAACGAGATACCCAAAAAGGCAGGCAAAAGCAACGCGGGAAGTGGCAAGAATCAGCGTCTTTCGGTGCAGTGTTTGGAGAGATTGGTTAAAGAGCATGGAGCGCCAAAGTACATCGATGGTTTACAACGCCATGCAATCAAGTTGGAGCTGTGGAGGCAGGAATTGTGGTCAAAGATGGGCTGTACTGATGAGGATAAAAGCTCATTCAAGATGGCTTGGAAGCGTGCCAAGGACGATTTACAGAAGTCAGGCGAGGGTGATATCAGGGATCAATATGTGTGGTTACAGCGTAAAAGTGAAGACTTTGATGCTGTATAAATT